CTCGCCGACTCTTGCGTGGCAAGAAGGACCAGAAGAAGGTTCTGGCAGAGGCCGACAAGAACATGGGCCACAAGGTTGTCAAGGTCGACGCCGACGGCAAGCTCACCCTTGGTGACATCAAACAGTTCTCTAAAGCCCTCAAGGCGTACCGTAGAGAAAAGGACTCCCTTAAGGTCAAGGTCAAAAAGGGATCCGGCAAGGCTTATGACGAAGATATCGCAGATGCCGAGAATCGTGATATGGCCATCATGTGGGAAGTCCACGGTATGAACGGCCTTCCGATTCTCGTATCAGAATCCGAGTTGATGGGTTTGATCGACGATGGTTGGAAGCTTATGTCTCGCGGTCACGGCCACGGCGCGGGCGGCGAAGACAACGCTGAAAACTGGTTGACTGACGAGCTGCGTTTCCTCCCCGGTAGCGGGGGCCAAGCCTATGGTCCAGGCGAATACTGGTCCACGTCGGGAGAGTGGGCCTATTTCAGAGACCGAGATCACGAGAACACCACCGTTGGGGTTATCCCTCCAACAGCTCGCGTCATGAAGCAGTCTGATACCCAAGCGGAAGCCAACGCTAACAAGAGAATCACTGACGTATTCGATCTAGTTGGCTCAGCGTATGCGGGTGACGAAATCGAACATGCTGACCCCAAGGAACTTGCCGCACAGCTCAGGGCAGAATTCGACAAGGCAGATTCTCGCAATTGGGAAACCGAAGTCGGGAAACTGTGGATGCGGCTACTTGAAACCATGGAAGCCGGTGATCCTGATTCAGTCAATGCCATGCTCATGTTCAAAAAGATTTCGCGTGCCAACCCGAACCTCATCGCACCGGCACTCGGTTACGACGTAATTGATGCTGGCAGTGTCCACCTGGTTATGAACCGCTCCGTCATAGTGGCTTTGGATGGCACGGTCAATGAGGGAGGGTTCCAGAAGTTCAACCAGGTCGAGCGCGAGGCCAAAGCAGACCGAAGGGAACGGTAGACTTTCATCATGTTTACTCAACGAGATTTTGAAGAAAAGCACGTCGAACTGTCCAAATTGATGAACTTCCCACCAATCTACAACGACCCTGATGTCACTGCAGAAGTTCAGGCCGACATGATTGCTGAGACTGAACGGATGTTTGCGTTGTTCCGAGAAAACGACAACGACCAGGCTGCAGAATACGACGGTGAGTCACACAGCGCAGTCACAGAAAAGCACGCTCACCTGTTCGAACTAGCAGCCCAATACCAAAAGCGGTTCAAGGGCGACTATGAAGCCGCAGCCAAGCACATTCGTGGCGATGACTAAAGATGGCGAAGGCCCGAACGGACTCCGAAACTGCCAAGAAAGCGCAGGCTCTTAGAGAGGCTGCCGAACTTGGCTGCACTGGCGCACATCGCCATCCCGATGGAACGTGGATGGCGTGCAGCACCATGGAGGAGTACGAAAAGGCCACGGGGGCGGAGAAAGAAAAAAGCGCCCTGGACCTCATCGAGGAAACCCAAAGAATCCGTGAACAGAAGGGTTCCAAACGCAAACGCAAAAACCGGCAGTGGGAAAAACTGCGGGAACAAGGCGTTAGCGGGATTGATACCCTCCCCGGTGGGGGACTCGTCTCGGGTAAAGGTCTGACGTTCCGACCGGTTGACGGCGACACCGACGTATTCGACGACATCGATAAGGCCCGACGCAGGGCACGGCAGCTTGGCTGCATTGGTGTTTCCAGACGAACTTCCCGTAGCGGTCGTCGGGTTTGGACCCCCTGCACCAACATGACCGACTATGCGCGAAGAACCGGCAGCACGGCGCTAGGTCGCCGCTATCAGGATCGCTTAGAGCGGCAACGGTTACGTCGAATCGTTCGTGAAGAACTTTCACGGATGAAACGCCGCAAGAAGCGGTTGGTCGACGAACTGTATGAATTCAAAGTACTTGGCGGCGGTATCGGTCGTCGGGGAGCCCGGGCAGCACGGTTCGATCCGAACGCCTGGGATGGCGACAACGACGGCATCGTTCAAGAGGGCACTCCGTATGAGCGTCCTGCCATTCCTGGGGTCAACACAAACCTTCCAGGACAACGTCCCACCAGACAGAAGCCGAGGGGATACCCAAAAGACCAACGTGATGCGGCTCCCGAGAGGGGCATGCGTTCGCGACAGGTGGACCCAAAAGGCAGTAGTGCTGTCAACCAACTGGACTACGACGATGAGACAGAAGAACTAGCAGTCACTTTCGCCAGCGGCCAGACCTACATCTATGGCGGAATTACCGGTGAAATGGTTGACGCCATCGAGTCGGCTCCCAGTATTGGTAGAGCCGTCAATGAATTGAAGGCCAATGCCACCTATGTCAAAAAGCCAGATGGGACTGTCGACGGAACCCTGCCCCCGGCGGTTGGCGAAGCTGTAGCTGACCCAGATTTCCCTCACCCGGCATTCGCCCGCCCCACCCTTGGCGAACACACCGAAATGGTGCCCATCGAATTCTTCGATGAGATGCCGGGAAACATTCAAGGAAGCTTGGATGACGATGATCGTTTAGTCGCTGCCCCTGCCGGAGTTTTTCGCGATTTCGAACAAGACGCTCCCATTATCCGGAAGATGACTGACGACCTCACGGAGGATATTCGCTCTAACGGACTCAAAGAAGCATTGATGGTGAACTACAACCCACAGACCGGGGATGTGAATCTCGAAGAGGGCAACCACCGTTTGATTGCTGCGCGCCGTTTGGGGATGACACATGTTCCTGTCCGAATGAACCGCACCACTGAGGAACGGGAAGACATCCGTGGCCCTCGCAAGCAAATCGGGGGCATGAAGAAACACCACGAACGATATGAGCATATGGATTTGGATGGGGAATATCTAGGGGTGTCTTTCAAACCTTCGCAGGTAGGTGTTCCAACACATTCGACGAGCCGTAGCGGCGGCATGCGTTCGCAGCGTTACGACATACGTCCAGATGACGACAACAAGGGCAAATGGCGCGTGGTCGACACTGGAAATCGCAACGCCCCCCTGCCGGAGGTGTACGACTCCCGAAAGGAAGCTCTCAGAGCCGCCATTAGAAGGGATCGCGGCGGGATGCGTTCGCAGGCCAATAGGTCTAGAGAAGAAGCCATCGGAGATCTTCGTAATCTTTGGCACAATGCGCGAAAAGTCGGCGATGAAGAAGAGATGGATCGCATAAAAGACAAGTTGCAAGAACTTGGTGTCAAACCCCCTATAAATCGCCGAAGTGCATCAAGTGGCAGAAAGATAACAGGCGGGAATTGGAAAACTCGCGGCGGCATGCGCTCCATTCGTGAGAGTGACGCCGTCAACGCTCCTCTGGAAAAGACCACCAAGGAGCTAAGCGAAACCTACAAGCGACCAGATCTCCCACTCAAACCTGGTGAACCAATCGCCGTGCAGCACGCAACGAGAAGTGTCGAAGCTCTTGAACGCATCGCCGAAGATCGCTTTCGGCTTCCAGGGGAGCAAGGGGAGAGAGCGAGAAGGGGCTTGGACCATGCGGGCTTAGGAGGTCTTTACTTCACTTTCGAAGGAGACATGGTCGGTGCTGACTGGGATGTTGAAGACGAAGGTTCCGGAGTCGGGTCCTGGATGCAGCTGGACACACTGGTTGCAGCACAGATAACACCAAAACGCCCATTAACCCTAATAACCAACGACAATGGCGAAATACATCCCGACTCAATACTTGAACAGCTTGGATTCAAAAGTTGGGATGACCTACACGCTGCTGAGGCCAAGCGTGCCAAAGAACTCGGCGTAGATCTCGAAGAAGCTCGGAAGCGAAGTACCGCTGGTGTGGTTCCCGAACTTTTAGGAATCGACCTAATCGTCACACGGCCCGTCTTCTCACCGGATGAAAACCATCAGAGTGGTGACCTAGTAGTTCTTGATTCAGACATAATCGAGACCGTAGGTGTTCGCCAAATTGGAGAACATCCGCAAACCCACTCATGGACCCATCAGGACACCGGCTACGAGCCTGACTGGAACCCCGAAAGTAACGATTCGATACGGAAACGTGTTAACAGAATCTTTGAGCAATCTACCGGCATGCGCTCCACACGACATGATCGTGAAAAGGTGCAACGACAGCAAGCGGCCCCTGAGACAAATATCCGGGAGATGCTCAGCGACATCGATGAATACTTTGCTTTCCTAGACGAGTATCATCGCATCAACTTCTCTGAATATTCTATCTACGAACCCACAAGACCTCGTGGCGTAGTCATCACCCCAGAAGAGTCTCAAAGAAAGGCAGATGCATACAAAGCCCTGTCTCCTGAAGATCAAGACCTCGTCGAGGAACACGACGAACTTTGGCAACGAATCGATGGTTGGTCTGATTTTCTCCAAGAATCAGAGTGGGAACGAAAAGATCTGGAAGAAGAACTCGGGGAAATACTGAGCAGGCTTGCTGTAGAGGAAGATTCGCGGAGACCACCCAACAGCTCTGCCAAGATCAGCGATTTCCTCGATGCGATTGAGCGTGGTGAGGATCGAGACACGTTCATCGAACGTGAATTTGGCCCGTTTGAAACCAATGAAGCAGATCTGCCATACGGTGGCAGTAGCGAACCTGAGTGGCGTGAAGACAAGTGGGGAGACAGTACTTTCAATGAATACACCTGGTTTTGGGACAGCTTGGTTGGTTCAAGTGAAGACATTGCAGATCTCGAAAGAGAAGTAGAATTCCTTGAAGCACAGATTGATCGGTACCACGGAAACGGTACCGAATCTGCCCGTGAGTCATTTCGTGAAGCGCTGCAAGCGAAGCTTCAGGAAAGAGCCCAACGTCCGGAAGCCATGCGGCCAGTCCAACAATTGGTTGCTGGTAACCCAGCTCTGAATCCGGGCGGTCCAAATAGTGGCCTACGTTCACGTCGTGCCAATTTGAGTAATGCCGATAAACAGTGGCTCACTCTGTTGCAAAACAACCCCGGTTATTGGAGTGAAGTTTCTCCAGCAGTGAGATCTGTTGCTTCAGATAAAACCAGAACAGCTGCTCGTGAGATTCGCAATCCAAAGTTTTATGGCGCTGGTAGCGGAATGCGCGCACAGCATGGAAGTGGTGGACGGGCAGCTGCTCGAAAGATATTGGCCAAGATCAAGCCCCAACACAAGGGTAAAGAACCAGGCAAACGAACGCTCTATTACATCGGAGGAACCTCAGGAGCCGGTAAGAGCAGCGTCATCAACTCCAAGACCATCGGCATTCCGGACGCCACTGAGGCCGCTCATATCGATCCCGATGCCATCAAGCCCGAATTGGAAGGATTTGATAGGCATAGCCCGATGGGTGTGCAGGAACCAGCTATCCGGAGTGCGAATGGTGCAACACGAGATGCCCTAAATGCCGGAGCAGATGTCGTATATCAAAGTACCGGCAAGCGAGGCGAACCGATTGATGAGGCCCGGAAACGGGGAGATCGCGTTGTCGCCCACTTCGTGCACGTTCCAGTTCCAGTTGCCGAAGCACGGGTAGCCAAGCGTTACCGGGATGGCGGTTTGAATGTGCCTCCGGGCATCCCTGGTGCTATCACCGATAATCTTTTGGGCCATTGGAACATTAGCAAGCGCATTACCCGAGGTGAATTCGACGAGTTCCATCTGTGGGACAACGATGTTCCGAAGGGCAGTCCTCCAAAACTTATAGCTTTCCGCAACCAAGATGGTCATTTTGAAATTATTGACCGTGGCAAAATGGACGATTTCTTTGGTCGCGGAGTAGTTGAGAAATACGTCCTCCCCTATTGGAAATCAACACAAGGGGGGACGAGATGAAAATCGCATCACTTATTTGCGTTTCGGTGTTCGGGATAGCGGTCTACTGGTATTACTGGCTCAAAAAGTAAACCCGAATAAAACACCCGAATTTTTGACAGGGTTACATTAAACGGCCATATATTAGTAGTACTCTGTAGATTGTACCGCGCGGGTGCTCACCTTGGCTCGGACGAAACAACTATCTATCAATACACGTCCAAGATCCCAAGCGATCCCGAGGAGGGAATTATGAGCGAGGACACTGGCCGTCTTACCGAATTGCAGTCTGCAATGCGGACCAAGATGGACGAAAACAAGGCTATCGCCGATTCATTTGAAATCGAAGATGGCGTTGTTCAGGTCGACACCGATCAGAAATCGGCGTTCGACAAGAACATGAAAGACATCAAGGAGATCAAAGGTCTCATTGATGGCATCCAGGAAATGGAAAAGGCTCGCGAGTGGGGTTCACAGCCCACCACCGAGTCCGTAGCATCTGAGGCTGCTGCTGAGTGGGCGAACACGCCTGAGGTCAAAGAGGCCGTTCAGCAGTACCGCAGCATCGGCCATGCTTTCCTTGACTCTGCTGAGTTCAAGGCTCTCGCCAACGGTGCTGCAGGCGCCAACATGCCTGCTGCCTTCCAGGTTCCTGAGTCCGTTGAGGCCAAGTCGGCCTACGGCACCAAGGATGTCTACTCGGCATTGCCGACAGGCACCCCAGGTTCCTTCGGAACCATCCAGCGCGACCCGATCGTGCTTCCGCCACAGCGCACCAAGCGAGTTCGGGATCTCTTCCCGAGCCGCTCGACAACCGCTGCGGTCATCGAGTACTTCCGTCTTTCCGGCTTCACCAACAACGCTGCTGCAGTCACTGAGCGTTCGGGTTCTCCCGCTACGTTCACTGCCAAGCCGCAGTCGACGTTGGCGTTCGTCGGCGAGCAGGCCCCCGTGCGAACACTCGCACACTGGGAAGCTGCTCACCGGAACGTCCTCGCTGACGAGCCCCAGCTCCGGTCGATCATCGACAATGAGCTTCTCTACGGGCTTCGTCTCCAGGAAGATGCTCAGATCATGACTGGCGACGGCACTGGTGAGAACCTCACCGGTATCACTGTTGCCACGGGCATCCAGACCTACAGCTGGTCTGCAGGCGCATTCACGCCTGTCCCTGACACCAAGGCGGACGCAATCCGTCGTGCGGCAACCCTGTCGTTCCTCGCATACTACGAGCCCACGGGCGTCGTGATGCACCCGAACGACTGGGAAGACGTTGAGTTGACCAAGGATTCCAACGGCCAGTACCTGGTCGCTGTTTCCGTGGCACTCGGCGGCGAGCCGCGCGTCTGGCGCCTCCCCGTCATCGAGACCCCCGCAATGACCGAAGGCACTTGTGTCGTCGGCGCATTCGGTACTGGAGCGCAGCTCTATGACCGTGAGGGACCCTCGATCCGCATCAGCGAGCAGCACAGTGACTTCTTCATCCGGAACGCGATTGTCGTCCTGGCTGAGCAGCGTCTGGCTCTTGCTGTCAAGCGCCCTGAAGCTTTCGTGAAGGTTACCTTCAACAACGCTCCGACTTCCTAATCTAGGTAGCGGATAGGGGCATCAGTCCCTAGCTTCTAAAGAAAACCCCCGGTCCACAAAGGGCCGGGGGTTTTCTTATTCCTAAATGAACTATGTGTAAGTAGTAATATCTAACCGTGGCGAAGAACGCAAATGCGGACAATGATTACTGGGAAGAATACGAACGTCTGAGTAAGAACTTCAGAGGGACGCCCGAAGAATTCGAAGATCTAGTTATCGAAGAGGATCATCCCAGGTCAATTCGAAAACGATATGCCGAACAAATAAAGTTCTTACCAGAGGATTAGAAGAGGCCCCTATGAATTGCAACTGTGACCCAACTTGCGAATGTCGAGTAGCCAACAAATACTTCTATGCAGCAAAGGTTTTACGGGTAGTCGACGGAGACACTATCGATGCCTTGATCGACGTTGGTTTCGACATTCATCACAAAGCTCGTATTCGTCTTCTTGGAATAAATACTCCGGAGACTCGTACCAAGGATTTGCAGGAAAAGGAAGCTGGTTTGGCTGCGAAGGCGTATGCCCATGACTGGCTGGACGGTCTTGACAAAATCTACATTCAAACTCACAAAGACAAGAGCGGCAAGTTCGGACGTATATTGGCCGATATCTATTCCGATGAGAATAGGACAGCTTGCCTGAACTCGGATTTAATCGAGGGTGGTCATGCCACCGCCTACTTCGGTGGGAAGCGCTGATCGGCAAACCGTACCCCCTGGGTGGCTCCATCTATCCCTCCATGCCCCCTGGCTCCATGATCTACGGATGCAGTTTATGTCAGACCCTGTGGGTCGACAACCCCCGATGCTGGCTTTGTGGCGAACGGGGACTGATTCACGGATTACCCATCGATATGGGTGGCCTCTCGTAGCAACCTGTGATTCAATGGGAACATGACAACGGAGCATCGAAAAGCTCCCCGACGCTCCATCGAGGAGATCAAGCGGATTGGGGGCTGGGGAAAGGTCAAGTACCACCACTATTTGGCATGCGGTCATGTCGAAATCCGCAATCGAGCGTCCAGTGCACCCAAACTCGGATGTGCCTGGTGTTTCAGGGCTTCTGAACGTGACGCAGAATTGAGAAATCCTGCGATTAGCAACCAAAATTCCCCTCCTGCCATTGACTCCGAGCCAGCGATGGGTCAGGATGAAATTAACATCGAGCAGACGCGCGCAGCGCTCGCAAGGGCACTCTCCATACCTGCGGATGCCATTGACATAGTGGCTATTGACGCAGATGGGAGCCTGGAAATCCAGAATGCGTTGGTTTTTTTGTCATCTCATGATGTAATGAGACTTACTAACCGGAAGGCATGATGTGCTAGAGAGCAGGACCCCAGTGTTGCCGCCAGACGAGGGGGCTTGTTCTGGCCAACCAACCGACTGGTGGTTTCCGATCCGGCATCGGCATCTCAAACAAGACGGCGTTGACGAGATCAACAGGGCCAGTGCCAAAGCTAAACAGATCTGCGCAAGCTGTTGTACCCGTAAGGAGTGCCTGGAGTACTCGCTTTACGAGGAACCCTTGGGGATCTGGGGTGGTTTGGACGAAAGCGAAAGAGCGATACTCCGGAAGGCCCGTGGGATAGCGGCCATGCGGGCGGAGAAGGTCTACATCCCCCATGTGGGCACCCGTTCCTCCAATGGGGGGACGTGATGAAGTACGGCCACACTGCCGAATTCCTGGAACGCCTCAATGGGGTTATGTCCTCCAGCAATGGTTGGGAAGCCCGGTGCCCTTGTCGCAACGATGACCAAAACCCATCATTGTCCATCCACGAAAAAGATGACGGCCAAATTCTTGTTCATTGTCACAGATCAGCCGGTGCATGTGGAGCAAACGAAATAGTCTCGGCAGTCGGTTTGACATTGGCAGATTTACGGCCAGATAGCAAGTCTAGTAAAACAGATTTCGATCCTCCAGTTTACAAAAAGGCCAAGTCGCAGAAATTGAAGTTTGTTTCAAAGTATGAGTATTTAGACTCTGACGGAACACTCTTGTTCGAGAAAGTTCGATTTCTTGACTCTGATGGGAAAAAGACGTTTAGGCAGCGTCGCCCAGACGGCAATGATGGTTGGACTTACAAACTCGGAAGCACTCCGAAGGTTCTATACAACCTCCCTCAAGTTGAGCAAGCCAAAGAGGCAGGTGATTCAATCTTTGTCGTAGAGGGTGAGAAAGACTGCGACACTCTTACCAGAATGGGAGCTTGTGCCACAACCATGCCAGGTGGTGCAGGGAAATGGCTTGACATACACACCGAGGCCCTAGCAGGGACAACGGTCGACATCATCATTGACAACGACGAAGTCGGCAGGAAACACGCCCTCCACGTTTATGAACAGCTTAAGACTGCTGGATGTGATGTCGAAATTTTCCAGTGTCCAGAGTCTAAAGACATTACTGACCATGTCGAAACTGGAGGTTCTACAACAGAACTCATAAAAGTTGAGTCTGAGACACTCAAGTCTGAGTTTGAAGGTCAAACTACTCAGGCAGAAATCGAAGAAAACGATGAAGAGGACCTTCCGCCGCCCACCCCGGAAGAACTTGCCGTAGAGGAAATACGTCAACTACTTGACGATTCAAGTAAAACTCCTTCCCAAATACTCAATAGGGCGCAGCTGCTCACACAAGTTCGCGATGAAACTGTCCTCAGGGACGAGGGCCGCTTAGTCGTTTGGGATGAATTCCTCCAAGAAGCCGTTAACGATGACTACGACTGGCTAATCCCAGGACTTTTAGAACGCAAAGAACGCGTGATGGTGGTTGCGGCTGAAGGTGTTGGCAAAACCATGCTCGCCCGACAAGTCGCAATCTGCGCTGGCCTAGGCGTAAACCCATTTACGTTTCAGCAAATACCGCCAATCAGAACCCTTACCGTTGACCTTGAGAATCCGGAACGGATCATTAGAAGAACGTCACGGAGCATCGTAGGGGCAGCGAAATCGATGGGCTTTGAACGGCAGATGAAAGCCCACTTGTTTATTAAGCCAGACGGACTCGACCTCCTCAACGCCTATGACCGGTTATTACTCGAACAGCACATCGAAGAATCACAACCGGAGTTACTTGTCATGGGGCCCCTTTACAAGGCTTTTCTGGACCCCGGGAGTCGAACTTCAGAAGCAGTTGCGATTGAGGTCGCCAAATATCTGGACACGCTTCGTGCTGTCTATGGAGTAGCTCTATGGCTTGAACATCACGCACCCTTGGGTACGTCTATGACGAGCAGGGAACTGAGACCATTCGGGTCAGCAGTCTGGTCAAGATGGCCGGAATTTGGCCTTGCTCTACAACCCGACCCCACCCATATGGGAGAATATGTATATGAAGTCAACCACTTCAGGGGTGCCCGTGATCTACGATATTGGCCTCTGCAAATGAAACGCGGCACGAAATTTCCATTCGAGGTAACCGAGTTTATGGATGTGACCTGATGCCAATCAAAAACTTGTTCTTCGGAGCCATCTTCGCTATCAGTATGGGTATCACCGCAGGGGGTCTCATAGGGGAATGGTGGGCTTTTGCACTACTCATCCCGATGGGAGCCATCCTGGGATGGAAGGTGGGTGACCGCATCTAATGGCTGAAGGCAATAGCAAGGCATTAACCAGGGAATTCCTCGCAGAACGCGACCTTCGCATGTTCAAAATGCGGCAGGGTGGCGTAGCTTCCCAGGAGATAGGTCGTCGTTTTGGTGTCTCGACTTCTGTCGTGTCAAAAGCCATTGGTCGCCAATTGGAACGCCTCAACCGCGAGGCCCTTATGGCCTATCCGGAAGTTCTCCGGATGGAGCTTGAACGTCTTGATTCCCTTCAGGCGGCGATTTGGCCAATGACCCAACACCGTCGCGTATCCCTTGACGATGGAACGGAAGTTTCCGTAGAACCAGACATGAAAGCCATTCAGCAAGTCCTTTCAATTATGGACAGGCGATCGAAACTTCTTGGTATGGAAAACAACAACCTTTCCATCCACATGGATGTTTCAACCAACCTTGCAGAACCAATCAGGGTTTCAATGGTCGGGGAAGATGGCGCATCTCCCATGAGTGACTTTTCGCCAGAAACCGAAGCTCGTGAACTGCTGGAACTGATGGCAAAAAGTGGCGTACTCCCGGAAGAAGAAGTTGATCAGATGTTAGGGAAACCCAAGCTCACTCTGGTTGAAGACGAGGACATTGTTGACGCTGAGATCGTTGATCCTCCCCTAGAAGAAGACGAATCGGAATAGACTGATATACATGGCCGACCAAAGCTTTGTCCCAACAAGCTCCTACCTCCCCATCCCCAGCAACGAGGAAGAAGAAGGGGAGGAGGAGGCGTATCTGCCTGAAGACTTGGTAGAAGAATTGGCTGAAATGGAAGCCATTGAACAAGAACTCGAAGAGATGAATACACCTCCTCCAGATGAAGAAGCGACTACACCTCATCCAGATATTCGAATAGCTGAACCAACTCCGACGTACAACCCCTTGGAAGCAGCAGCGGCGTTAGCTGACAGCATCCGGCAGGACAACATCGAAGCAGCAATGGACAAGGTGGCTGAAACTCTTGAACCCAAGGTTTCTCAGAAAGTCAGCGACGACGACGGTCCTGCCGACAAGCAAATTCTTATCCGGTCAACCCAGAGGGATCATGAACGCTGGAAGCTTGCCGCAGAACGTGAAGGCAAATCACTATCTGCGTTTGTCCGTGATCTAGTCAATTCCACGGTTATGGAAGTATTGGATTGTTCTCATCCCGAGGAATTCCGACAACGATATCCGTGGTCGGAGACTTGTCTGAAATGCGAGACCCGACTGTGGCAGTCAAACGAAACCCACCTCCAGAACCGGCATTGATGGAGCTGCGGCCTGCTGAGAAGTACGCATTCTGTCTTGAGTGTGACCGCTTCAAAAAGTTCACCAAGCGTTGCAGCGAGTGTGGGTGCTTTATGCCTCTGAAAGTTCGGGTTCCAGGGTTGCATTGCCCTATCGAAAAGTGGTGATGCGTGCCGCATCAGTACACCCTTGAGTGGATTTACCACTTCGTCTGCTCCCAATGTCTGAACTGGTGGTCATGGGCCACCACCGAAGTCGGCATGCCCGTCATGCAGAAAAAGTTTCACTGTCCCCATTGCGGGCACGAAGATTTAGCTAATCGTCAAGCAATCTCGATGTAAATGCACTCGCCAGGGCACTCGTCTGCCGATTCGACGACGGCGTCTAAATGCTCCTCAGGGACTCCAGCCATACCGGTAGCCATCTTGTAGGCGGGGTCGCCCTTACCGCCGTCTGGTCCGACAATCGACTTCCAGCCCACTTCCTTGACGTAAGCCAATCCATCGTCGTCCATTTCAAAGATGTCAGGGCAGATCTCGGCACAAAGGCCGTCGCCGGTACAAAGATCTTGGTCAATCCAGACCTTTATTTGATCGGACACGCCCCACCGTTGCACTCGTCAAGATCAAGTTCATGGTTCCCATTCTCGTGAGCCAATCGAACCGAGAAGTCGATCTTGGCGAGCGTCGCGTCATACTCTTCCTCGGTGATTTCCTCGTAGGGAGGAAGGGGAAAATTATGATCGGTGTGAAGTAGAAACGACACCGACTTGATCGATTTGGTGTAGTTCTTCTTCAACCATTCCTTGATTTCCTTCAATTCTTCTTTGCGGTAGTAGACGGTTACGGACACGCAATTGTCGGCCCATTCGGTCTGCATCCGCTTCACCCACTCCAACTGCTCAACTGCAGTGAGATCGTGAGCCAAAGTTGCGTGTTCTGGCGATTGGCAGGGGAATTCAACGACGTATGAGGTGTGGTCTTCTCGACCGTCAAGCCCAACGTCGTACTGGACCTTGTACCCACGCTTGCGGCATGTGTCGACAAGGGGATCTGTCGAACGGAACCGAACTCGCCTGATGTAGTGCTTAGCGTAAGAGGGATGTACTCCTGGGGTGACTCCTGGGAGCAGAGACAAAGTTCCCGAGGGCTGGATTGTGGTGAGCCGAACTGAGCGGGGGAGGCCCATTTTCTCTGACTCACGCTGGTCTAATTCATCCAAGAACTCATAAATCTGTGGCAGCCATGCCAACTGCTTTTCGGAAGACTGAAGAACGCCGGTCACCGACTGTCCCAGCCGTGCGTTCTTGCGAACCATGTTGGTTGTTTTTTCGAATGGATAATCGAGCCGGGTAATTGCCTTCTGTGTTTTATACAGAAGTTGGGAGATTTCCATCAGCTCCTTCAGCGATTCGACATTCGGGAGAAAAATCGTCGCCAGATTGCAGCTCTCTCCGTCACCCAGGGCGATCTCTGCACAGGGGTTGAATCCCTCCACAGTGTTGTCTATCTTCGTCTCTCCGAGCCTTCCAGCCCTACGAGCCAGCTTCCTATTAACGAGTCCGTATGGCTCTCCACTGCCGTCATAGCCCTTCCAAAACTCAGGCATGATCTCATCGAATGAATCGGCGTAAATGGAGTTATTGCTACTTGATCGCCATGCTGGGACATTGCCGGTTCCCCAGTTTTTGGCGCGCAAAAAGAGCATATCGTCAGGGTCCCCAGTCGCGATTTGGGCTGACCTGCGCGAGGATCCCGAAACGACGATCCTCCCAATAATGTTGCAAATGTCGAGCACGTCGACACTCCGAACCTTTTTGCCGACCCGATTATCTAGGACGCCACAGATGTCCTTCAATCCATCAATAAGGGCTCCAGGGCCAGAAGCGGTACCGCCAAAAGTTTTGAGTTTCGCTCCAAACTCACGGACCAGAATTGTTGAGTAAGAGAAAGATTTACCAGTTTCGAAATATGACTTCAGGACTGCGTGAAGCATCCGAGACCATCCATGTCTCGAATCGGGCACGATGATGTCAGCGTCATTTGTTCGCTCATGGACGATCTCTACACCAGCCTTGACCTTGGGTAGATCGTGGATCTTCGCCCGTTCAACCGAGTAGCCGACACCCCCACCAAGCATCAGCATGTCAAACAAAAATTCGAAATCCTCAATGGTCTCGATATTGGTGTAGTAACAGTTGTTAAGACTCGCACCATTGAGCGTTTGAACCAGTGGGGTACCCAGCTGCCAGAGAGCCCGGCCCGAGAATGAACACTTGAGGTTGAACATCAAATCGAAAAGGCGTTCCACCTCGTGCTTCGTGTAATGGACACCTATGTCGTCAGCGCCGTTGATAACCCGCTGCAGAGTTTCTGGCCAGGTTTCAACCGTGCCGTCCCCTTTGGAACGACTGTAAGTTCGAAGGAACACAATTTCGCCCATGCCGCCGAAGCCCCACGGGGGTGTCTTGTCGGTGTAAGTGTCTACAAATTCTTGGGTTAGCAGGGTCATTGGAAATCTTCTGTCGGGCTCGTTGTCGGGTGCGGTCTACCGATTGTAGCGAACCAGAAATTACGGAAACCGTTAAATCAATCCCAAGTTTTTGGCTTCTTCGAGCGGGATGTGACGACCCTTCGCATACTTGATCACCGTAATGGTGATGCCCCCCGCAATCTGACGTTCTTCAGTTACATCTTCTTCAACTAGATACGTCTGACCGTCATTGAGAAAATCGACAGAGTTATAGCCAGAGATGTGGTCGGGCGGTTCGGGACCATTCTCGCCGACACAGTTGCCGGTGGGGTCTCCACAGACCGGACACGCTATCGGAGCAGCACGAAGTAGCTCGATACTGTACGGGCCAACACGAATGTTCTCAGACATCCGTTGCTCGTATGCGCCATCCGGGGGGTAACCAACCATCCCCCAACATTACATCAGAGACCGGACTCCCAGATGCGGTCTAGCTGAGCAATCATTCCGCCATTCCGAAGAAACTCAATCGCCACTGATAGACGGAAATGATGACGGTTAGGAGTGTTTGGCGGATACCGCTCTTCGAGCAAAATCAGGGTTTCGTAGAACGGCCATCCCTCGAATTGGGCATCCCACAAGTCATAACCGTAAGCAAGCCCGATCGAAATGTCGATGTCTTCCCTGTCCGCTTCATACAGTTCAGGTACCGGTACAGGCTCAGAGGCAGACTCAGGCTCAGGGGCAGGCTCAGGAGCCGGTTCGGGTTCAGGCTCAGGTTCGGGTATCGGAATGGGATTCGGATCAGGAACAACCGTGTCGACCGCTGGGGGCGACTCGGAATGCGTGTGATACGCCGGATCGTTAGTGAAGTGGTAACACATGGCAGGATCGGTCAATTGCGGATGGTAGGTGCGTGTCAACGAAGGAAGAATTCCGCCACCCCTGTGGACCTGATCCAACATGTTCCAAGTGGCGCCCTGTTCTAGAAGGGCATAGGCATCGCTGGCATCGAAGGACCAGTATCCCGGCAAGCCCGGATATCGAGCTTCCAGCATCAAGATGGTCTCGTTGTATGGGTAATACGCCTCCGTGAGGTCATAGATCGAGTAGTCCTCGATGGTCCCCCAGTAGACAACGTGATCTATCCCGCTGCATTCCCCAACGTCGTATGGATCCTGAAGAACCTGAGGGACCACAGTCGTGGTTGTCGGGATATTCGACTCCCACACCCCCGCATCGTTGATCTCCATCACGGGGAGTGAGTATCCGTAATTCCCCATGCAAAGTGATTCCCAGACCGTGAACGACGGGGTCATCGGATTGGCCTGTGACCAATACGGGTCATTGAATCTACGGACATCCCGATTGGCGTCCAGCACCCATTCAGGTACCAAGCCGGAGTCGAACATGACTTGTTCCAACTCGGGGAAGTTCCCATTCGCCCAATCGTTTATGGAGAGGATCTGCCCTTCAGTTAGACCTCTCGCCCACTGGTCCCATGCGGGGATCGTGCCATCGTCTTGGATGTTGGTGCCCTTGCCGGTGTCGTGTTCGGCCTCCCAGTACCGACTCACCATCCCCGGCAGGATGGAACCATCAGCCTCCAATGTGGCTATATGGGCTGCCCATTCGACGTAAGTCATGTGGATGAACCCGTATTCAGTCCCACAGGGCGAGTAAATTGTGTCGTGAGTAGCGCCCGCCGTGCTGACCGCCATCGTAGAGAAGATGAGGGTCGCCAGGAACGCCATGATTAATAGTGGACGTTTTAGCATGGGTTCAATTCTACTGGGAA